GGAACAATGGCTCCGTCAACAACAACAAGTTGTTTAACAGCAGCGCCAGCCACCTCAATAAACACATCAACACTGTTATCAACAATGTTAACTGCCACTTTATTGAAAGCGTCAGCATCTGAAATTAATGGAACATAAGCACCTTCTGCTGCTGAGCCATCATGACGATGCCCACCAGTTTGTTCAAAAGTATCACGTAGTTCATTGAACTCGTTATTGATTGGTGCTGCTCTAACTACAGCGGTAGGTACAATGTCAGCAGCGGATTGTCTTACATAACCTGTCATATTATTCCTTATCGTCTATCGTTCATTGCATAGTTCAAGACTAGCCCTTGAACAGTGTGACTTGCATTAGTATCGTTTGTTACATATTTAAATGCTACAGAGAAACCAGAGCCAGCTATGTTTGTCTTTTCCACTGGTGATGGATTACCGTCATATATTGCATTAGCATCATATACAACTTCATTGTAATAAGCAGCAGCGCCTGTTGTTGTTATTTCATAATTACGTGGATTATATACACCAACACTATCATCAAAGTCATAAGACACAGACAACGCTAAACTAGCTACACCCTCACCACGTAAGAATGTAGAAATACTATAGAAGTTCTTTCTTATAGAAGGGTCACCAAAGTAGTAATATGGTGTTTGATAAATACTAAGGATTGGTTGTGTATCAAAAGAAGTTCCAACTTCTTGACGACAAACTTTACCAGTTGATGTACCGTGTATTACAAACTCATCACTTCCAATATACCCACTAGAAGCACAACTAACAACGACATCTGATGTCAAACTATATTCAAAGTTCATTCCAGTTTCAGATTGTCTAAGACCACCAAGTATACCAAATGTACCTTCGTTAGGTAATAGAAATCTAAACTGACTCTTACGTCTAATTACAACAGATGAAAGAGTTTCAGGGTCAATAGATTCAGAAACAATGTCTTTTAATACTGAGGTAATAGTAAACTGAATTTGTTTAGAAACTGTTTCAAGTTCAATATCACCAATCTTGCTAGTTCCTGAGATAGGTCTAAACCCATCAGGGCCAAGAAATAACAGACTACCGCCTAGTTCTATCACACTGTCTGGAACGACACAGCCTAGATTAACTGTAACTTCATTAAGAACAAAGTCGGCTTGGCTATTACCAGTTAAGCTTTTGATTGAGTTTTTACCAAAGATGTAGAGAACATCTCTAAACTGTTTAATCTGAACAATCTCAAAGCCAACATTAATAACACCAGCACCTAGCGCAGGGCTAAAGCTTGTCTCATCATAAGGAGCAGAGAAGTATAGATTGAATGGTTCTGATGGGTCGCCACCAAGAAACAAATGATTCTGAAAACTGTCTACATACTTCGGACTATTAGGTGCCTGAGCGTGTGTAATTTGTGTGTAGGTTGTACCATTATAAATAGCGGCAGGATTGATACCATCAACAAGAGCAATCTTAGAACCACTCCAGTTGTATTTAATAGCTCTAACTTTCTTAACACCAACTGTTGTAATTGTTATTGGTGTAGAGACTGCCACCCATGTAGACGACGATGCCACCCACTTGTAGAAGTAGCTAGTGCTAGGCGACACTGGTGCTCTTGCTGCAAAGATGCCATCGTTGACACCTTCAGCTACAACAACACCAAGCACCTTACCTGTACCAGTAACAGTACCAAAGCTATTATCAAAACCACTGATGCGCCTATAGCCACCAGCCACAGAAGGCTCATAGTTGATAAGCTGAATGGCTGAACCGGGTGACACTTCACTCTGTGACAATACGTCCCTGTTGGTGTTAAGACCACCAGCGCAAGTGACCTTGTAGCCTAAGATTCTATCTGCCATGATTAATAAGAAACTCTAGTATTACCCATAGCTTTACTTGTAATTGCTGTTGAACTCATAGACAGTTGTTCATCAAGCAAAAGCCTACGCATAGTCTTTACACCTTGTTCAAACTTATCTTTATAAACAGCAGCAGCTTGTTCATTTGACCTAAACATCATGAGATACATAAGAGCACCATCAATAACAACGTGTTTAAAACGATCAGGAACAACAGACTCATCTGTTGATAAAACCATATCAGGAGAATAGCTCCAATATTTATATTCAATTTCATAAGCAGCATCGGCAATAGGTGTTGCTCCCCACTTACCTTCTTGTGTTTGATAGATGGTAGTTGGTACAGCATATCCACCAGTGCCTGTGCTGTCTTCGTCTGGTCGCTTAGTATTCAAATACTGTACATATGAAATGACAGGAAGTCTTGAAGGGATGTTGTTAGTTGTTGTAAGCTTCTTTAAATAGAAACTTTCCCAATCAACAGAAGAAGCATCAGCAGGAAGGCTATACACACCTGTACCAACAGTTAATGCCTGTGTGTGGGTGACAAGAGCGAAAGGCCATTCCTGTGCAGACTGCATCAATTCTCTAACAGATGAATTGATAGCATCCTTGGCTAGTGCTTGAATGTTTCTAGCACCATCAAAATCAGTTACGTCGAGAACGACTTCATTGATTCTTCGTAGCAGTTCATTTGTTAAAGTTATGTAGGTGGTCATATTTGTTTAGACGTAAATAAAGGGAGTGCCAGCAACACCAGCACTCCCTCGTTAGTTCAGGTATTAAGCCAGTTGTTCGCGGTCAACAGCAGCAGCAGCACGAGTACCAGCACTGCAATCAACAACCAAAGCCCACACACGACCAGTGATGATGCCAACAGTACCAGAGATGGTAGTGACAACGTCAATGGTGTCAGCAGCAGCTACGAAGCCGGGAACCACACCACCCTTGTTGGTGTTGGCAGCAGCAGCGTCAAAGTTGAGGTCATTAGCAAACACAGTGGTTCCGTCAGTGACGTCCAATGTGTAAGTGGTGATGTCAGCAACTGCGTCATAGTTTTGAAAACCAGCAGCAAGCACGACACAGCCAGCAGGAACAGCGATACCAACAGCAGTACCAGAGGTAGCAGCCAGCGACACGTTTTTCTCAAGCAGGACAGCTTGAGGGCGAATGGATTGAGCAATAGACATATATTTTCCTTTAAGAGTTACATGAAACAAGCCCCATTGCTGGAGCTTGTAATCGTTTAGGCAGCGTTATACTTAGCAACCACCAAAGCTTCTGGCTTCAAGATTTTACGACCGTAGACGTGCATACCACGGACAATGTCAGCGAAGCTGTCAGGGTCACGATATGTCTCAGTCTTGGTAATTTGCTGAGCCGAGGCAACAGCAGCTTCTTGACCAGCAACAATGATACCGTAGTTGGTGTTCTGATTGGCAGCACCAGAAGTGCCAGCACCAGTACCAATCTTAGGCAGGTTGTTAGAAACATAAACACGGAAGCCGTGCAGGTTGTTAATAACCAAACCGTTTTGCAGACCAGAACCACCGAAGTCAGCATTAAGCAAACGGCTGTCTTCGTCTTTCAAGAGTTCAACGAACACTGGGTCAACAACCAACCAACGACCTTGACCGTCAACGAATTGTTGGTCAAGCAAACGTGCCATACGTGCAATCACCATCAAAGGAGAAGCAACATCAGTTGGCAAGGCAGTAGCACCGGGCAAACGAGCAGCCAAAGGAATGGAATGCTCACCAGCAGAAGCGGTGGTGATGTTACCGAAGCTACCCTTTTTCAGCTTCATGGAAGCCAGCAACTCGTCCGAACCAGCAGCAGTCACTGCCTTAGTACCGGGAGCAGTAGTACGAGCAACGCTGCCGTTCTCGTGCTTGTTGGCTTGTTGGAAGCCAGTGAGGTATGCAAGAACGTCTTGGTCATACTGGTCGCGCAAGCGATAGGCAGCACGGTCAGAAGCCATTTGCATGAAGTTTACATGAGACTGAGCGTTCTCGATATCGTCAATCTTGAAGGCGAAGTAGTTAGCTTGGTCAACGACCAAAGTGAAATCTTCGTCAGCAAGCTCTTGCGCAGTGATTTGTGTACCACGTGCATAGTTTTGAACCGACACTTCAGGTTCTTTGATAATACGAACGCTGTCACCCATGTTAGCGATTTCACCGAAGTAATCGTTATTGGTGATAGCTTCGATAGTGGAAGCTTTACGGAAAGCAACTTGTACGGATTTTGAATAGATTGTAGGTGAAAAGTTGCCATTGGGCAAATTGCCGTAACCTACTGCTGATGGGAATGCCATTTTAATTTCCTTAATTTAAAAATTTAATTTACACTAAATACGCATATCCAAAACTACAGGGCTACATACACTAGGTATATACGAATAATCTTTAGCTATTAAATTATTCGTATGGGCTAGATTAATTTAGGTATCTGCTCATCTGCATATTGCGTTACTAAACTACAGTAATCAAAGAAAGATTGTTCATCAAATCTTTGTTTAATATAATTAACTATTGTACAGACAAGCTGTACGTTATCTTCTGTATACCCCTTAGAACTATCTAGTCTATCAAGAGATATAGTGTGCGGGTGGTTGTCCTCAAATGTAAGGGGCACCCCAGAATATGCACACATCATTTTTTGTTTCTCCCATAGCTTTAAGAGAAACAATAAAGATAAATTCCATTCGATGTTTTTTTTCTTTGCTCTAATAACACCACATTGAATAGTATATCGAAGCCTATGTTCAATAGACTTGTTGTACCACGGGCCGTTTTCTTCTCTGTAGGTTTTATTACGGGCCGTAATCCGTTTCGTATTGTTTTTATAATGCTCTTGTCGCCAAAGTTTTTCACAACTTTTACAACGATGAGTATATCCACCAACGCTTTGTTTGTTTTTTACAAACTCATTTAATAACCTAATTTCGCCGCACACGCGACAAGTCTTACAAGTATTCATCTTTTCTCCTACTAGAAATAGAGCTAGACCTGAGTAGGCAGGTCAGGGTAATTACTCCCGTTCGCTCTTTATTACTTATAGTTATAACATCATATTTTTAATGATGTCAAACTATCGAGCCGAACCACTAATATCGTAAACAAACTTATTAGCTTTAATTGATTTATCAATGGCAGCTTGATGTTGTTCATATTGGTGAATCGTCATCTTATTAACTTGGCTCTCGTAGTAGACACCTTCTGAATCGTTGTTAGACGGAACAGATTTAGCACTGCGAGTGTTGACGCTTTTAGCAGCATCGTTGTAATTGGTTTCACGTTTAACAGACTTGCTAATGTTCTTGTCAGCTTTATACAAATCAATAGCACGTGAAGCAGACCTGCTATCAGTGTCGTTGTTATACAAAGCATCCTGTACCCATTTAGGTTGTTCATCAACCCAATCATGAAACTCGTCGCTGTCACGAATGGCTGTGAAGTCTGGATGAGCCTTCATCAATTCATTCTCAGCCTTATCTCTAGCTGTAGTTTTCTCACGCTCATCTAGGGCTTTGAAGCGTTCTTCCAAAGCGGAGTTCTGTTCTTTAGCTTTCTTCATTGCAATGGTTTCAACAATGCGTGCTACATCTGGATAGGATTCAGCCCAAGCCGATAGCTCTTCTTCACTCTTTGGAAACTTAATCTGTTGCTCTGTGCTCTTGTGAAGCTGGCTCTGCAAATCATCAAGCTGTTTCTGCATAGCTGTTTGCTGTTGTTGTGAGTGCCTACGCAAATCACCATAACGCTTTTTAAAGCTACGCTCTTCAGCATCTGCTGGTTCAGGAGTATCGTCTTCGTTATTATCAGAAGCAGTAGTACCAGTTTGTTTAGAAAGTAGTTGTTTAATCTCTTCTTCTTCTTTAGCAATACGGTCAACGTTTGCATTACGTTTACCAAATGAAGTAGCTGTTGCTTGTTCTTTCTTATCCATAACCATTTCAGTCATATATTTCTCTTTAAAGTTGGGGCATCCGTAGCCAACGAAGTTGGGGAGATAGGTAGCCAGTAATGATGGGTTTATTATTAATATGTTTACTAGCCCATCTCTAGTAATACATTCTTATTATTATAGGTTAGGCTGTACTTGCATCAGCACCAGTGCCGGGACTAACTCCACCAGTATCTCCACCACCAATACCACTACCTGTACCTACACCGGGGCCACCACCTTCACCACCACTAACATCACCAGTAACACCAATAGAAGCATTATTAGCAGCGACAGCATCAGCAATACCTTGAGTGGCAGCAGCCGCAGCACCACCAGCCGTAGCAGCAGCAGAAGGACTAGCACCACCAAGAGCAGCATCGGCAGCAGCTTGTGAAGCAGCACCAATTGCAGCAGCAGACATACCATTAGCAGCAGCAGCATCAGCAGCCGCTGAAGCAGCAGCAACAGCAGCAGAGCCTGTACCAGCAGGGCCAGTAGTTGCTGTAATACCTACGTCTTCACCCATATTAGGAGTGCTATCAATAGCAGAGGAAACAGCAGCTTGTCCTATAGTTGTTGCAGCTTCAGAAGGAGTGAGTCCCATTTGAGCAGCTACTGTTGCTTGATTCTGTGATGCAATTGAAGCTGTTAAAGCATCAGCAACTACACTTTTTCCAAGATTTAAACCTAAACCAATAGGGCCACCAATAACAGAACCAACCATACCAACAGTGCTAGGGGATACAGATGAACCTACAACACCTGATAAACCAGAAGAGGTTGTACCACCACCACTTGTACCCTCACCACCACCACCCTCAGAAGGAGTAGATGACATACCACCAGTAGTAGACGGTGTTCCAGTCGGAGCAGTGACAGCAGCAGCCGTTGTATCTACAGCACCAGTCTTAACTTTATATCCAGAAGGAATAGACAACTGAGGCTTACCATTCACATATGGAATGAAAATAACATTACCAGCATCATTAACTAATGACACCATTTCAAAGCCTTTTAGTGGAGCGCCAGCATATGTCTTAGCATTCTCAGGCTGAACATAACCACCAGCAGCCATCTTCACATCAGCTTCTTCCTCACCCATTACATCATCTACAGCAGATGAAAACTCAGTAACATCTTCTTCGTCTTCAGGTGTTTTGGCTTCTTCAGCATTACCCATCTGACCAATGTCTGACATCTTCTGCAAACCAGCCTTAGCTTTGTCACGCATCTTCATTAGGTTTTCTAAACCAATGTAACGAACAACGTCTGCTGGTACAACAAACTCACCAACACTAAGCTTGGCATCTACATCATCTCTTACTTCTTCTTTCAAAGAACCAACAGGAACATCGTTACCACTTACTTCGTCTTTAGTACCACCTTGCTGCATGACACCACCGTCAGCAAGCATCTTATCAGTCTGCTCTTTGTACATTTATTTCATCCTTTAAATATTTAAGCTGACGCAATGCAGCAATGGCACCTTGTGCTTTAAAGATATCAGCCATATCTACAGCTTGCTCAAGCTTACGCTGATGCTGGATAATGTTGTACTCCAGCATTTCAAGGAAAGCATTCCATTGAAGTTCATTGTTAGCAAGCTGCTTTAGTTTAGGTAGATATTGTTTGTTCATGCTTATACATACTCCCAGCTATAACCATAAGCTGTTTTTCTTTTACCTGTAGCAGCCATAGATATTTTAGAATGATTCTTTGATAACTCTCTAGCTGCCTCTTGAACAGAAGAAAAGATAATACCATCACTTCTTTTTATTCTTTTACTATGTGCCATACCAATCCTTTTCTTAGCTGATTCACTCATAACCTTTTCAGTGGATACGGCTATCATCTTTTCTCTAAACTCGGGAGTCTTCCACCTATCTTTCATAAGCTTTGAATTTACTTCTTTAACTTTATCTTTTTGTAGAAGTAAAAGTTCTCTAGACTTAGTAGCATGGTCTAGTGATAAGGGTTTACCCTTTTTAGCTTTAGAAATAACTTCACGCATTGCAGGTTCTTGCATTTGTTTTATTGTTTCAATACTACGCCAAGCTTTCATTTCGTCTGTCCATAGATGACCAGAAGAACCTTCTCCACCATCTGTAAAATTAACAAGTGGGCCATCTCCTGTGTCTCTTCTACCGTAATAGCTTACGTAGTTTATTTCAATTTCAAAAGCTGCCCATTCTTGTAGTCCTGTTTCAATGAACTCAACAATATATCCATGTTTCTTTACAACGTTTTTCCAAAGAAGACTTCTATTAGTTGTTGTATAGGCACGCTTACCATGCCCCTTTCCTACATAGAATACTTCTCCAGTATCTGCTTTACGATGAATATAAACGTAATACATTATTATTGCATTTCAGGAGGAACACCTTGACCACCAACATTACCAGAAAACTGTTGTTCGCCCGGTGTCGAAACAGCACCAACACCAATGTTTCCACCACCGCCACCTGTCATATCCTGTACGCCCGGTACAGCGGGAGCACCGCCACCAGCAGCGGGAGGTGCAGCAGGGGCATTTTGCTGTAATAAATACGCTTGTCGAATAGCCTCATCCATATTATTAGTAACCTTATCAGGATCAAGTTCCATGCTCTTGGCAATTTCACGGATAATATAGGGAAACTTAGCAAATGGCATAAGAGCAGGGCTGCTTGCAATCTGAAGGAACTGCATCAGTCGTTGACTTCTAATTTCAGTTTGAGCAAGTGAGTTAAGACCTTGAGCACTTACTTCCAAGTCTCCCTTAATCTCAGGGTCATAGTCAAACTGCATATTGAAGTTAAAGAAAGCTTTACCAAGTGGAGCTAACAAATAATCATCAACGTTCTTAATCACTGTCTTAATACCACCAGAGGCAGCATTCATCAACATACTAATGCCTGACGCTGTTCTACCAACACCAGACACACCAGTTTGTCCATGAGCAAATGAAGGCAATCCTGTACTCTCATCAGAAAGCTGACGAGCTTTGTCAAACAGTTGCAAGTTCTCAGCAGCTACGTTTGGAAACTTAGTACCGAACAAGCTTTGACCGGGAGCACCACCTTGACGACGAAACACTTTACCGGGATAGACGGAGAAGTCTTGACCGGGTACGAGATTGGTTTCATCAATTTCAAATACTAGATTACCAGACAACACAGCATTGTCCACAGCCATACGCATGAAACCATTCATGAGAGTTTGTGTATCATCCATGTTCTCAGCAATACCAACACCAGCCAATGAGTATGGGTTTAGTTCATATGGAACAGCGTAGTATGGAATCTTAGATGGTTTAAATGGATTGAGTACCAATCGAATAATCTTGCCATTGCAATACCAGATGTTTGCTTGCAGTTCTCCAGCATCTTCAAACTCTGTTGGAATTTCAATGTCATTATCAATGAGCATATCAACGTCAATGTTGCCCCAATACTCCAGCACTTCAAAGCGTTCAACACCAAAGCTAGGTGCAAAGTCTTTCAAGTCATCTTCCCAATACTTCTTAATGTAGCCTTCGCCTTGTTCAACAAGTTGGTCAATGATGTTAGCTCTGAAGTATGGACGCCGTTTAAGAGCACGCAGTTGTGTCTTGCTAAGCTTGTGACGCTCAATAACATACTGGCAGTCGTCAGTGTTGGTAGCATCACTATCCCAATAGAAGTTCCAAATAGAAACATGAGATGCTTCAGGAACTGTCTTAATTAATGGATTGTATTTACCATCGTCATCCCAATGCGGATATTCTTTATTGGTAGCGAATGGGCCTTTCATCACACCTGTACCGAACAATGCCATTTCAAAGGCAGTGGAACGGAGATGCTTGTTGGCATTGCTTTCGTCTAGCTGGTCATGAATCTTCTTCTCCATCTTCTTAGCAGCCAGCATTGCAGGGCTAAACGTGACAGAGCTTGGTGACTTACCAACACCTTCTTGCAAACCTTTAACGTCTTTAAGGTCAGCAGCCATCTCACCTAGCATTTCTTCTAGTGTGTCAATGGTGAAGTCTTTGTTAAGATTCTTAGACGCTTCACCATATGGCAAGGTACGTTTAGCTTTTGGTTCTGAAGGAGAAGCATTCTTTGGGTCAAAGGACACTTCAGCAAGTACGCCATCAGGTAATACTGACGGGTCAATACTCAATGGAAACTTATTATTAGAAAACAATACATCTGTAATCTGACCATAAGCAGCTAATGTTTTAGTCTTAGTAACTTTAATAAATACTCGGCTCTTCTCTGTTTCAGTGAATCTAACATCAGGGCCATACAAGCCACGATAGTTTCTATAAGCACGGAGCCAACGAGTTTCATCGGAACGACGACTCTCTTCAGAACGTGTATATCTTTCTTGAATGAAAGCGATTAGTCCACCACCAGAGAAACCTTCTTCATCAATGTTTTTAACATCGTCTAAAGCAAGAGTCTGAGATTCCATATATTGTTTAGTTGCCATATTTATTCCTGTTAATAACCGAAGGTGGAGTCAGCCACTTTCATTCCTGATTTATGAGTTAATGGATTATAGTCAAATAATCCGCTGCGTGGTCTACTCATTAATCCATATCTCAATGCGTCATATGCATGGTCGTTTGAAACTTTAGTATTAATATCTTCACTATTTGTTTTGTCTAATGGAAGCGTAGGCAAATCACTAATGATGTGAGTACAAGAGTTAAAGAAAACAACACGAGGCTGCTCTGTTGTTGGGTCAATCTGCAAGCGTCTATGTACTTCCATCTTCCCAGCAACTCTACTACCAGCACTACGGTCAGCAGGACGCCAACGGCATCCCTTCATAATCATCTTCTCTGCAATGGATGGGCCTTCACCACGACGATGCCAGCATGAACTGTCTAACACCCCATATCTAATAGTTTCATTAGCTTCTAGTTGTAGCACTGCATTAGCTAAATCCTCAGGAATCATTTTGCTCACATACAACTCACGATAAACTACGATTGAATCATCAGGAGCTACAGCAAACCACAGCACAGCACTAAAACTACTGTAGCCATAGTCACAAGCTCTGAATCTAGGCCAGTCTCTAGGGATGGTGAAGGGGTCTACAACGTGAATAGCTCTATTGAACTCAGAGAACGCAGCACCTTCAGCAATGTCCCAATTACCATCAAGCAATTGCTTACGCTGATGCTCTGGCAATGACAACAACATCATCTCATAGTCGCCAGAAGCAGCTAAAGAGGGATTATCAGACAGCTTAGCGGGAATGAACCTACGCTTAAACAACGTTTGACCTTCTCTAGCGTGTCCTTTAGGAAACGTAAGAGGTTCACCTGTTTCAATGTTGGTAGCCCAGAACGCTTTGTTAGCTGGTGCAGGGTCAATGAACATCTTCTTCACCCATTGATGCCCAACGCCACCGGGATTGGTTGTGCTTCTAAAGAACACTGGCAAATCTGGTGCAGTTGTACGCAAACGTGAGCGCATATAGTCATAGGCAAACGGTGTAGCCCACTGAGTCAACTCATCAAAGGCTATGTATGAAAAACTCAAGCCTTGATAGCGCATAACGTCTTCATCTCTGTCCAGATAAGACATCCACAGACGCGCACCAGACGGAGCTTCCCAACTCATCTTACGTTCACTCCACTTTATACCGGGATAAATCTTTGGATATAGCTCTTGGCTCTTCCATACCAGTTCTCGTAGCTCTTCTGTTGTATGACGAAGAATAAGTCCTGAGAATTGTGGATGACCCATGTAGCGTAGAGGGTCAGCTAAGATGGCATAGCTCTTTCCACCACCAGCAGCACCACCATACAACACCTCACGCTCTGAAGAGGCTAGGAAGTCAGTCTGTGGCCCCGGATTGGGACGAAAGATTACATTCTGTGTCTCCACTGGTGGCAGTGGATGAGCTTCCATCTTCGTTGTTGGTGAAGGAGTCTTTAATTCTGTTGTAGCGGGTTCCATCAAAGTAATTGGACTTATTTGTACCAAGTCTTTCGTCGTAGGCTTTCGCTTGCTTGAGCGCTTTTTCGTACCTGTCGGCAAGCTTGCTATAAGTTGTAGATTTTCTTTTGTGGGACTGCTCATTCTTTATTCTTTTTAACAAACCTACGTGTGAAATAGTTCTACCTGTAAGCTTAGTAAGCCATGCTGCTACTTGTCTAGAAGAATATTGACTAATAAACTTCTTTGCCTTCTCTAAAGCCTCTAGTTCAGTCTGTATTGGCTGCAACCAATCAGGTTCATCATCATCAATCCTATAACCAAACGGTATTGTTCTACCAAACTTAGGTATTGCCACCCATACTTGTTCAGCAACAGGCTGTGGCAATATCCAAACACCTAAGCCTTCTCTAATCGTCAACTTGTTTGTCCTTAGCTGGCAAAATCATGATGCCATTAACAGACTCAACTTGGATTTTGTCAGTCTTAACCAGCCCTGCTCTGTCTAACAAGTCTTTAGCTGCTGATAGTTTCTCTTTTGTTCCCAAATCTGTAGGGTCAGTGATGCCGCTAATGATTGCCATAGCTGCACGTGGTGCGTTCATAGCAATATGTAGCTGTGTTGCCTCAATGATTTCTTCTTTGAGATAGTTAGTGAGCATACGAGTGCTGTAACCGGGAGAGAAACCAGCAATGTTCTTAGCCATATGAGCATTACCAGCAGCCTCGTCAAACAAAGCCTCTAGGAAACGCTTGTGTTGTTCTGAAAGTTCTTTAGCCATTGTATTCTTTCGTTGTTAAAGGGCAGTTAAATATTCTTCTTTAACTTTTACCATTACGGTGATGACATTAGCAACGGTGGCTAGTCCACGTAAGGTGTCGTTAGGCTGAAGAATGAAGCCATCTGTAATTTGCAACACACTATTTGGATACATAATCATTTGTTCAGCGATTGTGTAATAGGTTGTTGTCTTTGAATCATACCAATCAAGAGAGAATCTAACAATGCCACTAGACAGATTGGACACAACAATACTATCTACATTAGCATTGAAGCGTGGTGGTGTTGTATAGACATCGCTATTAGTTAATAATAGTTCTTTACCTAGTGTTCTATTTTTAGTTGCCATTATTATCGTTGTTCAATCCATGTTAATGAAGCAATACCTGCCTTGTTTGCATTGGCAGCAGCAATGGCAATTGTGAAAGTGTCACTAACTGTGCCTAATGCACTACGACCAATTTGATAATTACCAGTTTGGTTTAAATTAATAACAGCAGTGTTGCCTGAACCAACATACCCAGAGTCTAAAACAATACCACCACTGATAGCACCAGTAGCTGTTGTGTTGTATTGAGTAAAGGCGTTGGTATCTGCTTGGTCAACCCATGTTCCATTCAATGTGGTGTTACGAAGTATTTTATAAAACACACTTGTATTATCTAAAGAAGATGCTTGGAACAATGAAGGCAAAGCAACAGCGCCTAGTGCTGTGCTTTTAAGCCTAATGCTGAGAACAGGATAGAAGGTATTAGCTGTGGTAAGTGTTACACCAGTTAAAGGTGTCAGAGCATTCTGTGGTGTTCCAAGACGAATGGATGTGCCATCAATGATTAAAGAATTACTTCCTTGATACAGATGGTGTGTGCCACTAGCACCAGTTGTATTTTTAATCTCACAACGAATTGGCAAGAACGGAGTTTTGCACCAAGGTACAGACAACACATTACCTGTGTTAAATGTATGTACAACGTGCTTCTCACCATTGATAACAAAGCTAATAATCACCTGACCAGCACCATACCATTCATAATCAAAACAAACAATCTGTTGTGCTAGAGCATTTGCTGTAATACCAGAAACACCACCACCATCAAGCTTGTCTCCATTCCAATCGGCACGTGCAATGCGAGTCACTGTGCCACTGTTGATGAGAGCGCAAGCATAGTCACCACCATTGTCTTCAAAATATATACCATCGCTTCCATCAAACAAACCAAACCTACGCCTAATGCCAGCAACAGGCATTGTCAATCGAATGGCAAATGTAAGCTCTGATGCTCTACCGGGAACATATCGCTGTACGTTGTGTGTTTGTCTAATACACTCAGAATTGAGAGTGCTGGTAACAGCCATGTCAATAGAACTTGTACTAGCTTCAAACACAGCAGTGCCACCATTAGCTGTACTAACATCCCAAACATCTGTTTCAACACCATACTGAAATGTATTAAAGAAAATGACTTCAGGAGAAGACACTTTCAATCGTCCCTTGCTGGTGTATTCACCAACACTAATGTCTTGTGGTGGTGTGGGATAGACGTGAATGCTCATTATTTCTTCTTAACTTTAGATGCTTCAGACAAAGCAATGGCAATGGCTTGTTTGGGATTGGTAACAACCTTGCCACCTTTACCACTATGCAAACTCTTGTCTTTAAACTCAGCCATAACAACACCAACCTTCTTAGTTTGCTTTGGTGTTAAACCACCAACAGCCATCTTTGTAGGCTTAGCGGTTTTTGCTGCTTCTTTGAAATCAGCAGCGGTGGGAGTGCCCTTAGCACCGGGCTTGTTCATCTTCTCATTGCTGCCAGCTTTGATGCGCTCTTGCTTGGCGTTAATGTTTGCGTATAAACCATTTTTCATTTATGTTTCACCATTTAGTTTTATTGGCCCAGTACGCAGCACTGAGCTTACCCTTAGCAATGTTCTCAGCGTGTCTAGCCTTAAATGCTTCGTTACGTGCTGAACCTTCAGGACTGCCTTTAACACCCTGCTGACCAAAGCGAATGAGCTTAACCACATCACCATCTTTAGCCAATACAACATGGCTCTTGGTGGGGTGTGATGGAGTAGCTTTAGGTTTGTTGTAACCAGAGAACTCTTCTGTGCCGCGCTTAATTGCCATGTTGGTTAGTCCTTTATTACTTACGACTTTGTTGAGGTTTCATAGAAGCACCACAGTTGGCAACAACCATGCCACCTTTGGCATATTCTCTATCTGACTTGGTGTTGTACTCTCGTCCTTCAAACTTAAAACTATCAGTTCCCGATTCCTTAGCATCTTTAAATTCCTTACGGAATGTTTCAGCACTCTTGGTATCTTTTTCGTAAGTGGGATAGTCTTTCTTGTTTACACGCTCGTCGTTTCCTTTATCAAGGTCACCAGCAGCAATACGCGCCTTAGACTCTTTAGATAACTCAACACGCTTACCAGTAGCAGCTTTATCAATTTCACTACCTAGTCCACTTTTCTCAATACCCTTACGAACAATCTCGTCACCACCAGCTTCACCAGCGGCACGACCAAGCCCATACCCGGTAGATAAAGCAGTAACCAATGCACCAGCGGTTCCACCAGTTCTACTCATTGCTCTTTCCTTAGCTGCGTGTTGACTAGCACGTGCAGCACCTGTAGCAGGCTTATCATCTTTACCCATGATATTAATATCTCTTTTAATATCTTTCATAAAGTCAGCTTTACCAGAAGGCAATCTGTCATTCTTATTTGTCAAACCTTCTTTAGTGACAGCCCTAGAATTTGTAGAACCACTTTGTGTTTCTTCACGGTCACTAAATCGTTTACCCGTTAACTTAGCCATGATTAGCAGCCCTTCTTACCAACAGCACCACCCTTAGCCATTGCTGTCTTCTTGGGCATACCAATGACAATGGCAACAGCAGGAGCTTTAGTCATTGCTTTCTTAGCAGCAGCTTTAGTAGCCATGCCACCTTTGGCATAAGCCATCTTATCCACCATGCCACCACCCATCATTTTCTTGGAAGCAACCATACCACCCTTTGCAAAGCCAGCAGCTTTGTTCTCAAGAGCTACAGCCTTATCAAGAAAAGCATTACGAACATCTTGTGGCAACGACTTGTCTTTAGCGCGTTCACGCAGAGAAGCAATCTTTGCAGCATCACCAGCAGGTGTTGTAGATGTAACGGGGGTAGCAGTGGTTGTAGCCATATTTGTATTTCCTATATATATAAAAGAGGCTATGCCTCATATCCAGTATAACGCAGCAGTTATAACGCTTTCTTAAACAATCTTCCTCTATCTCTCCAGCCTTCAGCTTTCATAGCTCTCTCAACATCAGCTAATGGAAAGAATAACCCACAACGCTTGTGCATTGCTTCTCTAACAAAATAAACATCACTGTGGGGAATATGAACACTGTCAATGTTGTCATTGGCTAATGCTGTGAAAGCAGCAGCCATTACGCTGTAGGGACGAGAAGCTATTGTTCCGTTGTCAATTAGTTGTTGTTTGGTTTGGTATTGCATACTATTGTTGTTATTATTTTAAGCATACTCTTCTAAAGGTGGTATATAGCAGATGTTGTCAAAGAGACGATATCAACAATATAACCAACACAGTTCCCAATGATAGTAGTCTATTATTTATACAACACTGATAGTCGATATTCGAGATACTTGTTATCTCTTCTATTATCAACAATCTATATACAAACAACATCACCATCACCTAGAGTTCCCATAAGGGATATATTCATTTATAAACAAGCTTAGCTCCACCCCTATTACGACTTGTTCTTTAACCAGTACCTATATCTAGTCTGGTCTGGTCAACGCAAGGTGTTAGCGATGCCAGTGTTCATAGCTGCGGAGAAGGTGTTGCGCACTACCTTCTCCACCTATGAGTCTTTTCTCCACAGCAGCCGATACAAGCTCATTGTTTCCTAATGACCAGTGGGTAGTCGTAAGAGTTTTAATTCTTCGCTCTACGTAGCTAGGACGTAGTAGTGTTAGTTGCTATAGTATTACACACTATTGGTGGATGTGTCAATGTATTTTACATTTATTTTTAATGAAGGCTCTAGGAAGCCCTACGTTAGTCTTTTGTTAGAAGCAAGGGCAGGTGGTAGCGTTTGGAAATAGAGGGTGTTGTAGAGCTTTGTAGAGTGCTGTAGCTGGTGGAGAGTGGTGTGGGCGTAGGTGTAGACGTAGGCATAGCCGTGTTCATAGATGGTGCAAGCGGTGAAGAAAATGCTGGTGGTTAACAAAGCTGTTTTCATGATTTTTGGTCGTGGGTGTATACATTTGACGTAGGCACCCCCTGTGGCCCACGCCCGGCCCCATGTCGTCGTCGTGCTGGCGTAGATAATATTAATAATATATACGTGAGTAATAGTTGAAGCATTGCATAGTTTAAGCTTTTCTAGGT